CGCCTGTGTTTATATCATCTATTATGTCAGTTTCATAAGCCATATCATCTAACATAACAAGGTCAAACATTTGTTGGTCGTCTATTTCAATAACAAATTCTTGTATTTCCTCTATAGGTGTAAACTCTATAGTTTGTATTTCTTGCTCTACAATATCGTTTACTGTCTCATTGATAAGCGATATCTCTGTTTGCTGTGTCTGTGATAACAGACTGTGTTCTATAACGAGTGTAGGGTTCTTTAAATCAATGGCTCTATGAGATGTAGATTGTGATGCTTCTGAAAAATCAAACCTTGCCTTGATAGTGTAATTAGTTTGATTGTTAATTCCCTGGGTATAGCTATCTGTATAAGTAGCATATCCACCACAGTTCCAACCACTACAACCTGGTATTTCAACATCTCTAATCTGCGTAGTTACTGTACCATCTCCAGCAGTAATCGTTTGAGTCATGCGAATCTCTTGGTCGTATTGATTCCAACCCCACATATCAGCGCCCAATGTTGACGTCCAACCACCATTAATTTGGCTTTGATTGAGAGTATCGCCAAGCGATATAGTATTTTCTATGAAATCGCCATGCACAGCAGCGACAATGCTGTTGCCATGATTATGACTAGGATCAGTACAATTCCAACCATTATGTTCTTGGTTGTTGTTAAAAAACTGTTGAGGAAGCAAGTTCCCCGTGGTTTCTGCCATCAGGGAACTCATGGTAATAATATGAAAAATAATTATTAAGAATGTAAATTTTATCATCTTCTCTCGGGTGCGTCTATTTTAATCTCGTTGTTTCCATATACTTCCACCTCTCCAAGTATTACTCGGTGTGAGGTACAGCTAGTGAGTATGACCATCATGGTTAGTGTGAGTATCTTTTTCATTGATCTTTCCTGATGGCACAGGTTTATTGTTCCATGTCATGCTCGGTTTGGTGGTTTCGTTTTTCAACTCGCCTTTTCTCTTCTCAATCCATCTTGCTTTTGCTTTCTCGCCTATCAATCCATCAATAGGGCATGGCGTACCAGCGTCCATCATAGCTTGCCATACATTTTTATCTTGACACATTAAAGATATTGCTGCTACTTTCATGCCAAGTTTAGCTAATACAGCTACAGACTTTCTTCTCTGGCAGTCAGGATCAGTATAATAGCTGCCGAAACTCCCAGAGAAGCCAATGACAGTTATTCCTGCTGCAAGTGGTATAACACAGCTATCTTGCCCATAAACGCTCATACTAGGGGCATTAGAGGGGTTTAC